GGTTGAACTGGTTTGTTGATGTTTGCGTCAAGGGCCACTGCGAGCGCGAGATGATATTTGCCATGTTTGGTGAAAGTCAGCGGTTGAACTGGTTTGTTGATGTTTGCGTCGTATCCCTGGAAAAGTAGGCGGAAGGCCGCTGCTTGACCTGCGCCATCGGTCAACATAGAGTTGGCGCAATTTACGTAGAGGCCTTGTGTGTGCGGCTCGATGTCGCTGTAGTCGCCCATGAAGATGGGCTCACAGTCACAGTCAACAGCTACGTAATGGTTGACGATGAGTTGAACCTTCGCGGTTGGCCATTTGGAGTCGTATATGGCGCGCATGATATACGCGTCCAGAGCTTTGACCTTCGGGACATGGCAGATGAAGTTCATGTTGTTGACTTTGGCGACCCAGGCTAACTCATGAATGTCGTGCATGGAAGTGGACAGTGGTTGTTGACTGCCTCTAACTTCAACGTTTTTTGGCACGATAAACGGTGTAGAGATGCCAAATTTGTTATGGAAGAATCTTAATGCATGAATGCCGCAACTTCCATCTCCGGGCGGGTCGTGGATCATTTTTGTATGAGTGTCTTCACGACGTAATAGTTTCTTCTTTCCGTCGTCTAGTTTCTTGTCACCGTCGCTCTTCTTATTTTCCGGCGCAGCTGGTATATCGGCGTCTGCTGCAAAAATGTCCGGCAATTCCAGGAATGTTGCGTCGGTTTTTCCGTATCCTTTTGTGTTGATGTAGCCGTTTACAACGTATTTAGGTACCGCTTTGATACGTAAGTCAGGCATATAGGTGTTTGATGCGGTCTCTACGTGCTCCAGATAATGTTCAACGCTGTGACCGGCGAGGGTGGCGAAGATTTTATCTTTCGTGCTTTGGAGGAACACTTTGATTGAATGTTTGAATTTGTCCCAGAAGCCGCCGTCGCAATTGCGCAAATGTTGGAACATCCCGCTGATGCCTTGAGTTCGATGGAAACGGTTGACCGCTCCGATCATATAGAGACTGATTTGTAACCTCTCGTACGTGTCGTGATCTAGAGTGAGGCCCTTATAGACCAAGCGTTGTTGTTTTTCGACGGTGTAGTATACCGATATGCTTTTGGCGTCGAAAGTTGCGGCGAATGATGGATAGTTGAACATGTTGTCAGCGATTCTTTGGCACCATTTAAGTGCGCTATCGACGATCGTTTTGTCTATTAGAAACGTTCTTTGAAACATGTTGCCGGCCGCGTGTAGTGTGGTCCAATAAAAAGGTACGTCGGGTACGATATAGCATGTGTCGTTCGGTTTGAGGTTTAACGTGCGGTATAAATACTGGTTGCGTCTGGAAGATGTGCGTGTGACCCTAATGTTGGTGAACGTGCTGAGTTGTTCAATATGTTCGAACACATATTCATAGTATGGGCTACTAGCATGAGTAGTGCACATGTATTTTTTCCAGTTGTAATAATTGTGGTAGTAGGCGTTGCTGTTGTCGTTGAGACTGAAACGGCAGAATTTGTCTCTGCAGCAGCCTGAAGTACCAGGTGTTTCGATGATTTCGTTTTTGTAAAATGTTTGATCCATGACGAACATTTTATCGACGAGGTTGTGCGGGAAGAACATCCAAATGTCGAGCGTTATGCATCCGTGTCTTTCCATGATGTTGGGGATGTCTTCGATGGGTATGTCGTATACGTTGATCATGTACGCATATGGTGCAGTTATGTTGCAATTCTGAGCTCCATGTTTGCACAGATATTTCATGGAGTTGATGTTGCCTTCTAGTTGTAAGTAGGCGTTAAGGTACCTGGCTTCGGTACGTGTGTCAGCGATTAACGTGCATATATGATGGTGTTTGGGAGTACGCAAGGGAGTTCCGCCGATGTCGATGCAACGAGAGAAATTTTTTCCGACCTCGATGCATTTTTCATAAGCATACCTTTGTAGCTCCGCTGGCACCGGATGAGGGTGCCTATGCAGTTGCTGTTTTGTTCCGTCAAAAGTGACCGGTCGAGGTGACAAGGCCTCTTTGATACTTTCGTAATCAGAGTCGGTCATGTAAAACCTCAACGGGTAGCTGCCATGTTCGAACTTGGCAATCACGCGTTTACGTATGTCGTCAGACACGGCGCGGACGTTTTCGTCGATGACGGAGCAGATTGGATTCCAATTCATTTTCAATTATTTTCAATTAAATA